TTCTTCTTCATCAGTATCGGGTTTTTCTTGATCTGTTTCTTGTTTTGCCCTTTGATCGTCTTCTTTTTTCTTTACTTCTTTTTTTTGTCTTTCTTTCTTTTCAGCAAGAGTTCCCTTCAAAAGGTCATCAACCAATATTATTTTTTTCTGAATGGTAAAAACAATATTACCACCTTCTTTAGGGGATTTTATTAAAGAAGTTTTAGGAGTGACTGTTAGATCTCCTCCCGTTTTCCCTTGTGGTAAAAATTTTTGAGCAGTTATTGCCATTATACACTAATCCCCAATAACTTTATCTTTTCAGGAGATCTCATAGCAGTAACATTAAAACTAGGGATCTCTTGTCCCGATTTTCCTGTATTTGGTTTATCTGCCATATTCTGCTTCTCTTCTGCATATGCAACAGTAACTTTCTTTTTCTTTATTGGTGTTATTTTACTTGCTTCCATTCTTCTTTTTGCAGCACTTCTACCCCTCTGCACTCGACCACCACCTTGGAATGCTTGTACCAAACCACCACCATTCATTCTAGCACTTGCAGATATGCTATCACCCAAATCACTCATCACCTGTGCTTGTGAACCTGGAACCACACTATTAATTACACGTTGCAATTCATCAGGTTGGGCATAAGGATTGGTCGCCATAAAATCATCAAGAAATTTAACTGCTTCAGGGTGTCGTGCCATATCCTCCCTTACTATTTGCATTGCACCCATGAATTTATCCGAACCCATCTTACCAAAATCTGGAACTACTGTCCCATCCATCAACTCCATAGATGGCATTCCCTGTGCAGCAAGTCTTTCTTTTGCTTCTTGTGGTGAAACATTCCTTACTTCAGCACTAAAACCAGTAAGTTTACCATTTTCATAATTAGAACTGGAAATTGTCTCAGTATTAGTAGCATTTGCAAAACCTGGTCCTCCACCACCTTTATATCCACCCATTAATGTTGGTCTATTGGTTCCACCAGCAGCAGCATTCATTCCAGCAAGAGCATTAGCACCATACTTCTGAACTGCACCTTTACTCATCACAAACTCACCAGGAGTAAGCATGGCAGGAACTGTATCAGTATTACCACTACCAGGAACTTGTCCACCTTTATTCATTGATAACGTACCCATATCCATAACTTTATCTGCCTTTTCTTTGCTTTGTATTTTCTGTTCTTCTGTAAGTTCTTTATCTGAAAAATCTCCATCCAAAGCCTTAGCACCTAGCATAAGACCACCAGCTAATAATCCTCCTGCTAACAAGGGATTCATAGTTGCTATCGCTGCTACCAACTTTGGAATAAAAGCAGCTACCATTGTAACTAGTCCTGCTACTAGTCCACCAAATCCTGTTCCAAATAATAATACTGCTGCCGTTAAAGCTGGCCACCAATCTTTAATAAACCTAACAAAACTTTGTATCTTTCCTTGATTCTCAGGATTACCAAACCAATCTAAGAAATTCATTAAAAATTTCCCAAGTAATAAAGTCTTTATAAAATTAAAAATCTTCTCAAACAAACCCATGACAGGTTGAACAAATTTATTTCCTATCTTTGCAAGCACACCTGGTTCACTTTCTAATCCTTTCTCTTGTTTATCTCTATCTGCTTTCTCACCAGCAATCCGCATCTTTTCAGCAGCATCTTCATCCAAATCTTGTTGCCTAATTAAAGTATTTCTAATTGAATCAGTAGTAGCAGCAATTGCTTGAAGAGATTCTAACAAAGGACTATTAACTTTCTCTTGCTGATTATCCTTTCGTAGATTACTTACTTTCTTTAATAAAGTAATCTTCTTTTCATTTACTAAGGTTTTACCACGGGTGTCTCTTAAAATACGTGATAACTTGCCTACATCACTTTCCTGACCAACAACATTTCCTAATGAACTTCCTTTTTTAAATGATTCACCACTTATAGTTGATTTCTTAGCCCTAAATCCCCCAAACTTTCCTTCTTCTCTTTGAAAGAAAGAGGATGCATTTATTAATTGTCTGCGAGACTCAGCCATGCGATTGTTGTTTTTGTTTTAATTCTTCTTCTTCAAGATGCTGTCGAAGAAGACCTACGTAGATGTCTCGTTCCCAAGGCATCATGTTTTCAATCTCTGTTAAGCTATATTTATGATACTGCATCAAGGCAAAATTTAACCTGAAATAAGATTCCAGATTCATATATGCCATGCTTAGGCGAAAAAAGACGCTAATCCCTCAAGCACTACTTCACTTTCAACCTTCGTCTTAGGATTTTTAACTTTAATAGTATGAGATAATTTAGGCATAGTCTCAAAGAACTTTTCAATATCCTTGAACTGAGAGGAGTTCATGGATTCAAGAAACTCTTTGACTTCTTTCTTGGTACAATCTGCTGTTGCCCAAACTTCATCTTCACTATAAATTTTATCAATACAACTACCAATAAGATCAAAGGATTGCTCCATTTGATTTGCATCATTAAAATCAAAATTGTTTTTAATAAACTGTTCAAGTGATGGATACTTCATTTCCATCATCAACTTATCATCTAATTTGAGTTGTTTATCGTGTCCTTCACTTTTCTGAACTTTAACTTCATCCAAATCAATAGTGATAGGGACTTCTGTTTTTTCATCATCAGGACAAATAACTTTCACTTCCAACTCTTCACCGACAGACTTACCTCTAATGTTGAGGAACAAGTATTCAATATCAAATGTAGGAAGGGTTTCTACCTTCACACCCTTAGTAAGAACACAACTTTTAAGAACGGATTTAATCGCATTCGTAATTTGTTTAGTGTCCTCTGTTTCTAATGCAAGAACTAAAAGTTTTTCTTCCTTGACAAGAAATGGTCTATATCTAACAGTCTGTTCTGTCGATGGTAACTCCAATTCATACGTTGGAGTTGCAATTTTTGGTAAAGGCATAATGTCCTAAGTACAATTCAGTATTATTATTTAGCGAGTATTTATAAACCTCTAAGTACTCTCCCCGCTATTCCTCCTACTACATCTCCTGCAAAATCACTTCCCGTTGCATTATCTACAACAGCATTAACTAAGTTAGCAGCCATTCCAGTAAATCCACCTGCATTAAATTGGGACTGAGTGAAAGGATTAAATATATTTCCAATACTCTTGGATAATGATGGTGACCACTCCCAATTTCCCTGATTAACAACATACCTAATATAGGTCATCGCAACAGTGCATTTTAATACATCAGATCCATCATAAGAAACAGGCATTGAAGTTATGGATACTGGATAACTCTTCACAAAGTTATATGTTAACCCAGTATATTTCAAATCTCTTTCAAATTTTCTAACTTGCAATCCTTGTTGAGAAGTATATCCTCTTGGACCATCAGGATATCTCATTCTATAAAAATAATTATTAGTCTTTAAATCCTCAGGAGCAGCCTGTTCACCCACTCCATTAGTAATATACTCAATCCATCTCTCAAAGAATTTGATAGGAGTGTAATCACTTGAATCTACATAGAAAGTGAAGTCCGTTTGCTCCTCAAAGATTCTCCTGTATGCATGTCTCTCAGTAACACCATGAAAATCATTTGTTATCTCAGTCGTTGCCAAAGAAGAACCTGGAAGAGATACTTCTGAGCATAATAAATTTAAATCTCTTTCCCTAATCCCTAACCAACTTGAAAGTCCAGAAGGAATTCCAATCTTTACCTCAAAGAAAGAGGATAATGATGGTTTAAGAAGAGTAGACTTGATTGTTGCTATTGAAGTCTTGGTTCCCATTTATAAATAATTTTTACCTTATATAATATATATGGCTGAAAGTAAGAAAAGTATTTACAAACCTAGATTTCCTAAGAAATATAAGGGTGATATATCTAATATCATATGCCGTAGTAGTTGGGAAAATAAATTTTGTAGTTGGTGTGACTTGAATGAAAATATTATAGAGTGGGGAAGTGAGGAGTTTTTCATTCCATACCGTGCTCCTGATGGTAGGACTCGTCGTTACTTTCCAGACTTTATCATCAAGGTGAAAGAAAGCAATGGTCAAATTAAAACCTATGTAATCGAAGTTAAACCTGCCAAACAAACACGACCACCTAAACCAAGAAAAAAAGTGACTCAATCATATATCTACGAATGTAAAACCTATGCAACTAACCAAGCAAAATGGAAAGCAGCAGATGAATGGTGTAAAGATAAGAGAGTTGAATTTAAAATTATCACAGAAAAAGAATTAGGTATCCATCATGGCAGATGATAATAGGATCAGAGAATTTCTTAGTGATTTAAACAATAGAACCAATGATTCA